TTTTAATAGATTTAGGTAAAAACCATTTACCAGCGGAAGCTTTTAAAACATATTCTTTTGTTTCATATACATCGGAATCTACATTATATAAACATCTGAATAAGAATTTATATGCTGCTCTATTACCCTTATTTTCATAAAGTTCTTTAGAAAACCGTAACAACTTTCTTTTATCGGTTATAACATCTTTAGGGAATGCTGGCATAAACGTTGAATAAAAATAATCAACGAACTTTTCAACAGTATTATCAATATCAACGTAGTCAGGTATATTATGACTTTCTTTAGTTACATTACCATCTTCTTCTAACCATTTATAATAGGCTTCAATGAATGCAACAAAATTTTGATAATTATCATCTTCTCTAATAAAACTAGGAAGTTGTTGTTGGATTAATAGAGAATTCTTTAACATTAGGCTTTTTCTTTAATGTTTATTACAATTGCTGAAGGATCAAATTGGTCTATTGATAATATTCTATTCCTACTAGATTCGATAATGTTTGATTTTGGTTTAGCAGAAATAGTCAATTGTGCTAAAGGATTATTAACATTTAATGGATTAAAGTCTGAAATAGTAACTTTACCAGAATAATAATCAACAACACCTACATTTTCATCAAAAGATGTTTTTATATTTTTACTGTTATAATAATACGATTTAATAGTACCATATCTTCCTTGTAGAGAAGCTGTCGCTTGTCCTAAGTTACCACCCCCACCTTCAATTTCAACAATTGCTTGAGAATAATTTGCCCCAGTACTATCAACAACGATTTTACTCAAAGATCCATTAACAACAACAGAATAAGCATTTGCCCCAGAGCCATCACCAACAATTCTAATAGATGGGTTTGTTTTATATCCAAATCCAGGATTAACTATCTCAATAGATTCAACTCCTCCAGAATATGATGGAAGCTCTTCTAAATATATTCCATCGATAATAGTAATAGAATTTTGTCTATCATAAAATTGCATTCCGGGAGAAGAAGTTATTCCAGAAAATAATATTCCTCTCTGTAAAACCGATCCAAATTCAAGTTCATAGGTTGATGGAACTTCCAAACTTGGTAAAAACTTTTTCTGTAACGTGACATCTATTTCATTAGTTATAATAGATTCGTCAGCCGTTTGAACTGTGTACATTAAATCTGGATAACTGAATGTTGAATTAAATGAATTCAATGTGTCTCTTGCAAATTGTTGTACCGCATTTCTTATTCTAGTATCTAACTGTCCGATACTAAGTATAGTTTTTCTTGGATCGTAAATAACATCTATTTCTAATTTTATATAAGTATAATCGGGGTCGATAATAGTAGGTTCAACGGTAATAACGTTTAAAGGCTTAATTAATTTTGTTTTAATAATTTCTTTTTGTGATGTGGTTAATGTATATCCACCTTCTGGTTTTAAAGAAACGAAAACTTGCCCGTAAACGGGAGGTACATTTTCTTGACCTCCCCAAACGTTTATAGAATCAAAAATAAACCCATAACTATTGTTATTCAATAAAACCATATAATCTTGATTAGTTACTGCCCTATTTTGTGCAGAGTAAGCTTTTGGAGCTATGAATTTAATAGAATCAATAGATTCTTTTTCTCTACCGCCAAAAGCCGCACTAGTTGTTTCTACGTTAATTATCCCAGAAGCAATCTGTTCACTACCACCAATAAACGAAAAATTGTTTGCTCCATTTGAAATAGACCCATCAGAAGTAATATATGATACTAGTACAACATTACCATCAATTAGTTGTTTTCCTAAAACTCCATCACCAAAATAAATTTCATAGAACCCATCCATTGATTCTTGTATAAAATACACTTCAGAATCCGGTGTTAAGTCTAAAACTTCTGTAGAACCTTTATAATACGAAACAGTAGAAAAGTCTAATCTAGATTTTTGAACAACTACTTGTAAAGAACTTAAATCAATGTTTGCATCTGGAATCTTATAAATTCCTTTTGCATTTTGTTTAGCATTATACACAAAAGTATAATTTACTGGTTCTCCTTGTTTAATAATAATATCTTCAATTATAATTGGGGAATTAGGATCATTATTTGGGTCGTTATTAACAACATATTCTTTATCTGTAACGAATACATAATTTGTTCCATCTACGGATTCGGATAAAAATTTACTAAATTTAGGAATTAGTATAGATGGTAACTCATAATCTGAAATTATTAAATTGACAGTTGCTGTTGGAGCCACTACGCTTCTTGGATAGTATCCTAATAATTTTGCATGAGAAATTACTGAACTGCGTTTTACAGCAGAATCCAAAAACATTTCATTAGCAACCATATTCAAATAAAAAGCATTATAATGAGTATTATATGCTAAAACATCAAGCAATGTTTGAATAACACTACCAGTATAATCAGCATCTTTTAATACATCTTGACTTCTAAGAAACGTTAACAGATTACTTTTAATCTGATCGAAGTCGGACCCTGCTATGACCAAATTATTATTTGATGTTGCCATTTATTTTCCTTATCGTGTTCTTTCCAGAAGCATATCAACAACAACTGGTTGAGATGAATTCTCTATAAAAAATATTATGTTAGCTCTTAATGCATTCTCATCAGGATAACTAGTTACCTGTACATATACATTTTTTGCTCTTGGTTCAAAAGTAGTAACAACATCATATATTTCTCTTTGAATATAATTTTCTGTTAATGGAGTAATTGGTTCAAAAAGCATTTTTCTAACATTGGAACCTATCTCAGACTGAAACGGTCTTTCATAGTGGTTCGTAAGGACTAGATTCCTCACAGAACGAATGACTGCATTTCTATTAGTAGAAAGAACTAAATCACCCTTTACAGGATGTATTCCAAATACTAAATCTAAGTCTGTATAAATTATTTCTTCTTTTTGCATTTACTATTTATTAGGCCGAAAAAACGTTATCAGAACCAGTCGCAGAGTGTCCACAGGTAGCTACATCTCCTTGTCTAACTGGTCGTTCCTTTTCAAAGTATACTGTTTGACTAGTTGATGGAACAGTGGCGATTTCATGCGGGGTTGTTCCATGAGGAGCAACTATAACGCCATCTAAAGCAACTAAAGCACCATTAACGAATACAGTAGAAGTTTTTGGCGGTCCAATTAATGTCCCTCCTGCAGAATCTGTTCCTATTCTAGATACACCTTGTCCCATATAATCCTCTTAGTTTAGATTAATAGTCTTACCTTTAACATTAACATTTCCTTGCGCTGTAATATTAATATCAGCGATAGAATTTATATTAATATTACCATTTGTTGCAATATCGATTCTACTTCCTGTTCTGTGAATTATAGTAATTCTTTCTTTTCCGGGAGTATCGTCCAGATCAATATAATGCCCAGATTCAGATTGAATGGAAAAAATATAAGGATAAGTTCCTCCATGAGACGATTTAAATGGAGTTTGGTCCATATTTTCATTTCTAGCAGATCGACTAAATGTTGGTTGATTTATTTCACCTTTTCCGGGATATCTTGTTTGACCAGAGTGTAATGTGTTAGGTCTTTTCTTAATTTCTTCTTTAGTACCTGGATCAGCAAATCCTTTATTAGCAGGATACTGTTTTTCTGGTATGTTAGGAATAACTCCCATATAAAAAGGAACTTGTGCGTACTCACCATCCATAAAAAACCCGAATAAAACTTCTCCTTCTTTTGGTACATGAGCTATTTGATAAGCGTTTGCAGACATTACTGGTTGTGCCCACAATAAACCATCAGATGGTAAATCATTTTTTTCATCAGAATGCCATCCAAAAATACGAACTCGCACCCTACCTATTTTTAAAGGATCTAACCTATCCTCGACAATACCTGTCCACCAAACAAACCCATTTAATCCTGGAAAATTCTTTGTGTCGTTCATTCTATCTCCCAATCAAAAGTTCCTGCTCTAATTTGCATAATCATTGTATTACTATTATCGAATACCGCTAGACCTGGAGCAATATTTTTAGTATCATAAACATCAACATCAGAATTATAAGAATCCTTAACACACTCTAAAACAGTTTGGAAATTAGTTTGATCTATTTTTTGCCTAACACAAGAAACTAAATACCATCCTTTTAAAAATCTGTCTTGGGGTTTTTTCGCGGTTTCTGTTTGTGTTGGTTGTGGTAAATATACATAAATTAATCTACCAGTACTTATATAAGGATCTCCAGGAATTAATAGTTTTAAATTGTTGTAATTCATCAATCCTATTTGTGCGAATCTATATGGAATAGTATTTTCCACATAATTTGCTGATATATTAGGTTGCCTTTTCTTTATATACGGATTATTTTTTTGGTTTGTTGTGGATGGAGCTATTTTCCAAACCGTCTGGTAATCATTATGAGTTTTTTTAAACCTATCTTCGGCATTACTTAAAATGGGTTTTGTGTTATATTCTTTGTATAATTCAACCTTTTTAGATAAATGGTTATTAAAATATTTTTCATAGTCGAATATTTTTTCTTCATGCGTTCTACGAAGATAATCAATTGCTATCAACTTGTTTGACATTATACTTCTAAGATTTTTTTGAACAGCATCAAAAGTGTCTTGTATTTGGTAAGAAAGTATTTGATTGTGTGGATCGACATGTAATGCCATACCTTTTGGATATTCTGCATTTTTTACGCCATACCAATAACCTTCATCAGAACCGGAAAGTAGCATTGGACTTCTATATCTAGACTGATTTACGGTATTAAAAATAGAAAGTAATGATCTAAAATACCATCCGTATCTATTATTATAAAAGAAGAATGTTGCTCCTCCTTCCAAACCTCCATGATTGCCAAATTTATTAGCAGGATCGGATATAGCCATTGTACTCAACCAATTTATAGCTTCTAATGGTTGCATGTTTGGTATTACAATATCGCGCTTATCAAAGGTTTCTTCTATATTAGCATAAGTTTTTGATCTAGGGTCATATCCTAATTTGTTTTTAGGAATTTTCAGAATATTTACCGCGATATCAATGACAATATCTGATATACGCATATTTTTATATGACTTACTAATCTTCATCCTAGATGAAAGAAAAGATTCTTCTGAACAAAAGTGTAAAACAAAGTTTTCATTATATTCTCTACCAGTTAAATGTCTAGATTCGGTGGAAAATATTCTAAAAATACCCTTAAAAGGAGGAAATTTTTGCTTATCATCCCTTGTGTCGGGTTTATTAAATTCTAATAACAAATATTCATCACCACACCAAGAAAGTTTATTATGAAAACCGTTAGAGTCATTAATAATTAATGTTCCTGATACAACATTAGAAAAAAGGTCTTCAAAATAGTTAAGTTCAAGCATAGTGAACTTAAAATCCATAAATGTAGGTCCAGCAGAAACTACAGTGCATTTATGAATTTCTAATCCAGATACTTGTACGACCGTTTCATCTAACGTTTTAGTTGTCATATTAATATTGTTTTAATAATTTTACAAATTCTGTTACAGCTTGTTGAACATATGTTTTATTTAAAATTCTAATATCTCTTTTGGTTTCATTTACATCAAGCTCCCTTTCATATATAGTCACTTGAGGAGATCGCCTAGATTCTTCATAAATAGTAGCTCCATTATATACAGATGTTATGAACGATTTAGCTAATTGTTCTGTACCTGTCGCAATTGAATTAATAGTATATTCGTTATTACTTACTCTAGCTCCTATTCTAGAACCTGTTGGTATATTAGAATTTCCAGTAATAATATCTCCCGAATTAATTCCAACAGTATCTGAAATAATAATTGTATTATCACCAGCAACAGTAGATATATATTTGACTCTTGTTAAACCAGTAGAATATATTTGTGGTGTTTCCGTTAGATTATAATAAGTTTTTTCGTCAATAGTATAATAGTTGGTAGTAGAACCTTCACTATTTGTTATAGTTATTTTTTTCTGGAATTTGTAAATTGGATCTGGTGTTGTTTGAGCATATTGTAGCCCAGTTTTAGATTCTAAAGCACCCAAATCTTTATACTTATCATCAATGTATCTATTAAATACTTCATAAGTCATTGGTAATTCCCAATTAACATCAAATATATTATTTGTGAAAAGAATTATCCAATGCAAACGTTCATCGCCATAATACTTTTGTGCTAAATGTTCTGCTCTATCACCATCCTTATACCTATATTGATAATATAATTTAGGATTAGATAACCATGTATCTTTAATCTTTGTTCTAACAATTAAATCAGTAACAGCTTTAGAACTATAGATTGCTGTTGGATAATATGAAAAGTAACCAGACATTTAATTTACCTTATTAATTATTTAGTATCCAGATGAAATTTTTTCTTTCGTCATAACCTCTGTCTCGGTAAATGATAGAGATAATCTTGTTTGAATAGGCATACCATCGGTATGTGTTGTCCAACCAAGAGGAGCATAATCCACTTCTACACTATTTAACACACACGTAGAAACTTTATGAATATTTTTATTTTCCGTTCCTCTGTGCATGAAAGTTATATCAAACGTTCCTGGAGCAGTATATAATAAGCCATATCCAAAATTAACCTCTGGATGTGCATGAAATCTAAATGATTTTATGATATTTCTTACTGCTAATGCTTCTCTAGCACTTTTTGGTGAGAAAAAGAAATCATAAGAAAATGTCCTTAGTCCCATACTTCTAAATAAGACTAAAAGATTTTCGTTTAATGCAAAACCTAATGCACCCCCAGCAATTTGAGTAGCATTTACCAAACCACCAATAGTTTGGTTTATTTTTCCAGCAACACCTCTGCTGAATATCCCATGTAAAGCAGTATCCAATTCAGCCATGAATTTTTTGCCTTCACCAACAGCAGATGTATTTTCATAATTGATTGCTGAAGAGTATGACACCGAATCGGGAATATATAGAGAAATTGCTTGAGTTATTCTTTTATTTCTTATATTTTGAATTGCTCCACCAATCCCTTCAGCATGAGTCACCTCATCTCCAAAATAATCAAGATTTGTCGTATTGTATCTTCTGTAATCAACTCCATTTTGTGTATAGCTTCCAGCACCTGGAGCAACAGAAGACATAAAATAATCTGGAGATATTTTTTGTCCTGTTTTTGGATCAGTAACCCCCTCACCATAATATTTACTCCAAACAGGAACATTAATAAAGAAATTCATATAATGGCCGTGCATAAAGAAATGCTCAATATCATCTGGATATTTTAATGATGTAAAATTATATCCGTTTGGATTCAATCCCAAGAAATCTTCTGGATTAAAATATCCACCGGGGAACATTGTCCCTAATCCGAAAAGTATTAAACTTTCTGGATCAATATCATCTATTCCTATTCCTAATTCTACCAATGGTGGAGCAGATAAACCTGAAGGCATTGCCATATGTTATACCTTAAACTATTATAAATACTATTATTTATATAAGTTGTATGGCGAAGTCATATCCACAACCTAAACAGTGGTATCCTAAAAATCCAAAAAAATATAATGGTGATGTAAATAATATTTGGTACAGATCTAGCTGGGAACTTCGTGTACTTAAATGGCTGGACACTAATCCAAGTGTTATAGAATATTCATCAGAAGAAGTAAAAGTTCCTTATATATCGCCAATTGATGGAAAATACCACGTTTATTATCCGGATGTTATAGCGAAGGTAAAAAAATTTGATGGATCAATTGTCACTTATATGATAGAAATTAAACCATATAAACAAACTATAGAACCAACGCCAAAAAAGCGTTTAACAAAATCTTAT